AGTCCTTAAGACCACCTGTTAGATAAAACAAAGCTTCGAGTTTAATTCTAGATCCAATTGGATCAGCTTTCTGAGCTTGCACAAATGCATTCTCTTTATTACCTAAGTCAGTAGTAATCTGTGCATACAACTCATCCTTTTGAGAATCAGTTAATGAAATGCCAGGAATTACTTCTGGAGTTTCAGAGATATAACCTTTAATATCTTTAAGGCTACTATCCTCTTTCTCTTTGGCTGCTGCTATAAGTCCAGACAATGCTGCTTCCTCAGTCTTAATCAAACTAGCTAATGCAAATTCTGCATCCTCTATGTCTGTTCCTGCGTCAACACTTCTCTGTGCCATTGCTTTAGCTCTATCTTCACCATATCCTTTTTCAACAAAGTCTTGGATTATTGCAGACATTCTGAATGATCCTTTACTTTCATCTTTAAGGAACTCAGGCGTAACAGCCTTAAGTTTCTCTATGGTAGATAACTTTTTTGAAACATCTGTAATAGGTGCTCCAGTCTTTTGTGCTTCCTCAATAGTCTTCTGTCTATTGGTTAATCTGGAATCAACTTCTTTTTTAATTGCTGCATTAAGATCCTTTAAGGATTTAATATCAGTTGTGTCTTCAAGTTCAGATAAAGCACCTTTGGATTTGAATTCTGCAGCTAAGTTAGAATAAAGCTGTTCAGTCTCATTCAGTTTAGGAGAGGAAGAATCGCTGCCTTCATTTCCGTCAGCAGCTTTATCTGCCTGAACTTGATTACTATCTTTACTCTGAGTAGCTACGCTCTCTGGGTTTGCACCCTCACCATCAGTGTTTATATTTTCGTCACCTTTATCATCCGTAGATGCAGGAGGTGTTCCTGTTGTGTCAGCAGTATCACCTGCTGGTTTCTCTATTGGTTTGATGTCAACACCTTCCTCAAAAAGATTCATTGTTGATTCGTCAAAATCCAAATCTGCTAGATTTAATCCTTCCATTTACTTAATAAGTTTATAATTCTCCTGATACAAATCTACATAATTACTGCTGAAAAGTCCATTGAGTATTATAGCTAAAGCATTACTATTTAAATAGTTTTAATGTTCTAGAGTAACCTACTGTTATGCTTTTGTCTGAATTGACTCCTAGTTTGAATATGGATCCACTTTTGAATTGTAATCCAACGTGTGCTCCTATTACTGGTAGGGCTTTGTAGCCTTCTGTTGGTAACTGAGCATCTATACCATAAACTAAAGAGAGTGAAGGATGTCTGTATCTCACCTCTGGAGTATATCTTATTGTGTCAGATTTGATGGTATAGTCGATTGAGTAGTCAAGAAGCTTTCCTCTTGTAGTAAACTCACCGTCTATCTTTATTTCATCATTATCTATTAAAGTTCCTTTGTATTTGTCTAATGCAATACTTTCTAAGAAAAGATTCTTAGACTTAAGAGTATCATTATCTCTGATAGCTTCTTCATATTTTGCCTTGTAAGTTGAATCTACTACAAGTATTTTTCTTTCTGGCAAAGCTTTACCTGGTTTTATAACCTCAATATAAATTGTGTCTGTTACTATAGCCTCAACCTTCTTCTCTACTCCTCCAGTCTTTTCTTCTGTAATAAGAGTTACATCTTCTACCACGGACTCATTCATAAAGAACTTATGTTCAATAACAAAGAGGGCTACTATCACAATTATCACTATCCTGAAATCTATTTTCATATCCCTAAAATTGATTCTTAATAACTAACTTAAATTTTTCAGGTAATAACTCATTCAACATCTTCATTGTCTTGCCACTCTTGACAACATCCTTTAATCCGTCATTATTAATATCTACCAGTCTGTCACCAGGCAGAAGACACCCCCTTGTGTTAGTATAGTAGTTTCCAACATGTATAAGGATATAACTCCTATCCTCTACATTTAATATATGAAAATGATTACCATACTTTTCTGAAATCCTCTTAACACAATCATACTCACCTTCATTAATTCTTGAAACTCCTGTCTCATTATTTCTGTCGGGAAGTTCAAGCATGAATCCTTGGGCAAGTTCACAATTATAGTCGTCAAACACTATAAACTTGCTTAGAGTTTGTTTATCAGATTCAGAAAATCTTATTATCTCTAATGTAAAATTCATCTTATTTATTCTTGAATAGATCCCTAAACCTTTGAGGAAAGAGATACAGTATTCTTTTAAAAAGATTATTACCACTGACAGCTTCCATGTTTTCATATATACTATATAATTCAACCAAGCAGGCTGTAGTTATTGCTAATTCAGATATAGACATCTTGTTGCCCATTATCTCTACCACTGTAACATCAAACACTAAACTATCAATCACAACAAATGTAATGATTCCTATTCCATACTCATAAGTCTTTCTCCACGTAGATCTCATTCCTTCTGAACTTACAGTTCTCCAAAACTCCTTCTTAAGTGGATTAAAAGACAATCCCTTTAGATGTAAGCTTTTTCTTATTCCTGTAATTAAGTCAATAAAGATCACTATACACAGTGCTATTAACGTCGTCTTCATTTCTAGTATCAATATTAGTACTGGGCTTAGTAACAAAAGCAACTTCTTTGCTAATGTTAGTTTCTTAAAAAATAGTATTGTTGAGTGCATAATTCTTATGAGTGTTTGACCCTGTAAATATAGTGTAATATAGAATTTTTTTTGTTTAATTATTATAGCTAAATAGTCTATAAATCATCGACGAAGTGTAATTTTGATTACGGAAAAACCGTAATTTAACAAGTGCTTGTATTAGTAATTGTTCCTTGAGAGTTCCCTTGAACGACATTAGGATCAACAGCTCCTCCTGGAGTCTCACATCTGAGCCAGCCATCATTAATATTGTATCCTGCACCATCATTGTTTGAGTATATCTTATCTCCAATGACAGGAAAATCTCCTGCACCATCATGATACTTTAAGAAGGTTCTTCCAAAAGAACACGCATTTGATGTAAGTGAGCTTGGTAGACTTGTCCATATCCTTGTGTATCCACCATAGTTTCTAAAGTTGAGTAAGCTATTCTTACTTCCCTCATACTCACTATCAAATAGATTTGCATTTGCATTTGCAAAGCATTCTACTAAATCATCATTCACTCCACCTAGTTCAGCTTGAACATCTTGTAGAGTGAATGTATCTGTATTTGGTACTGCCATTATCTTATGTAACTTTTGATTAAAATAAATACCATTGGTGCTATTGTAAATATAACATCCAATACTGAGAACTTTCCTTTTGGTCTAGTGTAGTCATACACTTCAATAGCTATCGCTAGTATAGTCATTAATATCATTGCATCCCAAAGTCTCATTCTTGGGATCATTGTAATCAGATGAGCTATAACACCTCCATAAAAGAAGTGATTTAACTTGTCATGTGCTACAATCTTTGCTAACTTTAATTTAATTGTTCCAATCATTTTTCTAGTTTTTCTAATCTTGTTTCTAATTCAGCTATCTTAGCCATTAATAAATCTATGTAAGCTAATGACTTCATTCCTTCTTCATCTGTCCGTACAAACTCTGTATGTTTCTTTTCAAGCTCTTGAGCTATCACACCAGTTCTTTTTACACCAGGTTCAGACTTTAAGTCATAAGTATAAACATTCATGTCTATGTGCTTACCATAATCCAAAGGTACAACTTTTTCTTTTAACCTAGCATCAGATGATAGGATAAAGTTTGTTGCAGTCATTGTTGATAAGGTAGTTAAAGTACCTGCCCTAGTTAATGTCATTGTAGTAACACCTGCAGATGAGTTGAAGTGTTCTTTCCATACCATATTAGCTCCAGCTCCTGTCCCGTACCTATGAGCAGACATTGAGTACCCATAGTTATCTGCTGTTGATGTAGTTAAAGCTAATGTTGTGTATCCTGTCGTATTTGTGGCACCTGAGCCATTCCCAAAAAAGCTTGCATCTTCAAAGACAACTCCATTAGTTTGTGCTTTTTTTGATATAATTTGGTCTGTACTTGTGGTTGTGCCAGTTACTGATATGTTATTTGATGCAACAAGGGTGGCTGCGAATGTAGCTGTACCACCTTGGATTCTAAATCTACTAACTCCCGTAGTAAAGAACTCAAGACCAAAGTAACCTGCCATATAAGTACCTCTCTCTCCTGATGCTCCAAATGAAGGTTTATGTACTCCAAACCCATAGTGTCCTAGATATCTAGTACCATCATTTCCTGAATAACCAAAGTCTTCAGTGGAACTGTACTGAACACCATTAGCTTCGTTAACTGTTGTGCCTGCTTCTTTTATTATAACACTCTTGTTGAATGTTATATTTCCTGATGCTGTATCTGCTGCGTTACTTCTTAAATACTTGTTGTCAATTGAACTTGCATCATCAGTTAGAATCTTACTCCAATTCCAAAGGTTACCTGCCGTCTTGTTACCTACATAAAAACCTGCCTGATCTGAACTATTATTACGCCAAAATCCAACGTCTCTAGTATCACTAGCTCCTTTTATTAA